TGAGAAGAGAACGGCTACAAGTGTTTTAAGGCACTTGTAGAAGAATTTGCATTCAACTCGGAACGGGTGGTAACCCATTACTCCGAGAAGCTGATCTAGAACCATATGGCCCAAAACCAGACAATCTCACAAGATTGTTCGGGTACTATACCACTTAAATGGTAAAGTCCGATTAATCTGGGAGTTCCCATATGATACAGACCATTCGAAGCTATATAGAATGGGGTCCACAAGAGCATACGTGCTCGAGGGATCGCGCATATAGAATTAGTCTACAATTAAATTAATGAAGAATTTCAAAATCTACATAATCCTAATAACAAGGATAGTAGAATTATTCTTCCTTCAGAAATCTAACTGTACTAAAAGGTTTATTCTTTCAATAATTACATTATGAAAGAGTAATGGATTCGCACAAATGATCAAGTACATGAAAACTTCACGTTTACATGTTACAAGATATATGTGTGGTTCCAAACTTTTAGTTAACTCTGATATGGTTGCAGTTACTAAAGATGGTTTTCCAACTAAATTCTTATACCTTAAGAAGTATATTGACTCAAAGGACAATCAAAATATTAGATATGTTTTAACATTATTTAATATTACGAGAGGCCTTGTGCCAAATGCTCAAGAGGCAAAGAAAATAGTACCAAAGTTAAACTCAATCACAGATGAATTCAAAGGAACTAGTAAAATACCGGTTCCAATGTGATTCATCAAAGATTTTGTTAAAACTTATGGTTTGAAATTGGATAAACCAACATATTCACTTAAGGATCATTACTCATCATCAAAAGGTGGTCCTGCTGGGAAGGCTTCTTGAGCCTCTCAGTGGTCACTTTTTGGTCATAAGAATGAAACTATCTTGAGTCTCCAATATATATTCCAGGAAGGTTTTAATAATCTCTTCTTTATTCCATGAAAACTAAATCAAAAGTTATCTTACGATAAACTTGAAATAGTTGATGGTAAATTAGTGATTACAAAACCTGCACCTGTATTACATATTGGAAAGTTGAGTATAGTTAACGATCCTGAGTGTAAGAAAAGAGTTATTGCAATGGTTGATTACCATTCACAATTAGCTCTTCGCTCTATTCATAAAGATCTTCTCAAATTACTTGAGAAGTTTCCTTGTGATAGAACTTTCACTCAAGATCCTTTCCATAAATGAGATATGTCAAATAAAGAATATTTCTATTCTTTAGACTTATCTTCAGCTACTGATCGCTTTCCAATCCAATTGCAGGAACGTCTGTTAGGGGAATTGTATGGTGACCAATTGTTTGCACAACATTGATCTAACCTTCTTATCAATCGTGATTTTCATTACGAAGGAAAGAAGTATAGATACAGTGTTGGACAACCAATGGGGGCCTACAGTTCTTGAGCAGCTTTCACTTTAACACATCACATGGTTGTTAGATGAGCAGCTTATAAGGCTGGTTATCCAACATCATGAAACCAATATATTATACTAGGTGACGATATTGTCATAAAAGACTTTAACGTCGCTAGTAAATATAAAGGCTTGATGGCTAAAATGGGAGTTGATATTTCTCTTAACAAAACACATGCATCGAAAGATACATATGAATTTGCTAAAAGATGAATATCCAATGGGAAAACAGAGCTTTCGGGAATCCCTTTTAAAGGAATATTAAGAAATTGAAAACACCTAAATACTGTTTATAGTATATTAAGTGATTACAATCAATTAATACCGAATGCAAAGTTATTACCAATGCTCGAGGTGATTGCAAATGTCTATAATCATATAGAATATAAACCTAAAAGATATATCAGTAAAAGATATGTCTTCGGTTATCTATATGACATGGATATAGCATACAAGTATGCTTCAGGAAGACTAACGGTATCTCAATTAAGAGAATACTTAGTTAAAATCTTACCAGAAGATGCTTGAATACCTAATGATGGACTAATCCTCGACTATTGTAAAGGGGTCCTTAGTAATGGAATTACTATACAATTAGATGGTGTATTAAAATCAATTAATAAAACAATTGATTCCTTTGCCTATAAATATAAAGATACATATCATTATATTTGTAGCTCTGGAATAATACACGCTCTAAGTAATCGACTAGACCAATTGCATAAGAATTGTGCAAATTGAAACAATGAAAGTCTTTACGACATTCTTGATCAATTTGTCATTCCTGATGCATCACGTCTCTCAAGAAAAGAGAGAAATGTTGGTATACGTCTAGGATTCCTTAGAAGCTTATTTCGCCAATCTTGAATAAAGAATTTCTCGGAACAAAGGTTCCCAGATAATTTCTATATTGAAAGATTTGGTGAGAAAAGGCTAATGGGATCTGTTGACGCAATCGATTTCACTGGAAATCATTTCAAAGTAACTTCACCTTGAATAAGTACCTTGTCTCAAAGGACAAGTAATACTTGCTCAAGTTTAAGACATGAAGTAAATTCAGTCTTGAAGAAACAGGGAGTTGATTTCAAGGAATAGAGTAATTCTATTATCTCTACATCCTAGTAATAGGATGTAGCCGTACTCCT